CTGGACCCCTTTCACCTGCAGGACCAGCTGGACCGGGTGGGCCTTCCACCGGCTTAGCCACCGAACCACCCGGCCCGGCGGCACCAGCACGGACACTAGTAGTCAAATCCACGCGCCCGCCGGTCAAAACTGAAACCGTACCCGCCGGGAACTCAACATAATTCCCGTGCTCGTCATACAGCTCAGCCTTCACCCCGTACACCCACTCAGACGGTGAAAGACCATCCTGCGGTGCCAACAGCTGAACACCCTCCGAGCCACCCGCCGGGGCATCCATCAGAACACCACCAACCACGTAACCCACGCGCTCAACCGGGGCATACACAGCGCCGCCACCAACAGCCGTAACCGTAGGGGTGAAAACCACCCGGCCAGTCATAGGCACCGGCGCACCCGCCCTACCTTGCTGAGTATTGAACCGCGCGAAAACCTCACCATACCGGGGCGGAACAAAAGAATCAGACATCACTAACCCCTACTGCTACTGTGGTTTAGCGGCCTCCAGGGCCGCCACCCGCTTAACCAGGTTCTCTAGTGTCCCGCCGGGGCGCGTAGAGAACTCAAACTTATCAACCTGCACATAGACGTTATCGCCCTGTGGCGACTTGTCCACGCGCACCGGCGCGGCATAGCCAGCCGGGGCAGCAATATCAATAGAGCGGCAACCCTGAATCAAGAGGCCCTTATACCACGTCTCAACGTAGTAAGACCATTTCGCCCCGGTTCCACGGTTACCCACCTTCTGAGACAAGCACCCGATAAGAACCGTACCGTCAGTGCCTTCATTCGCAATGTAGAAATCGGCGGCATCACCCTCACCCGCCGGGGAATGCGTTGTGTCCTTATAGGATGAAGACTCAGCACGGCACCCGATAAGCTGGTTCTGACCCCACCGGATAAGGAACCCGTGCCCGCCATTCTCTTGAGCAAGGCACCCCGTGAAAATACACTTAGTGCCCTTCACATAGAACCCCGCACCGGCTTTCTGACGTTCACGGTCAAGAGTCTTAGGCGAACCGCCCGTAACATCGGCACCCGCCGGGGCGTCTATCGGTTGCCCGTACAATTCCTGCCACCTGGTGCTACGGTGCGTGTACCAAACCCTAGCGTTCACAAACGCACACTGAGAGGTATAAATCTCCACGCCCGCGTAGTTCAGGTTCCCTTGGTTCGCGCCGCCAACATTCAAACCGAAAAACTGGTTATCCGCGCCACCCGGACCACCCGGAACCTTGGCCTCCAGCTCCGGGTGCCCATCAGGTTTACCAACGACAAGCCCGGCCTGCGCACAATTCCGTATCTTCAGGTTCCACACATCCATAGCCTGGTCATCGCGGCCAAGGATAGCAACACCCGTTTCCATATCCCACACAGTGATATTGTTTAGTGTGGGCGCGGCATCAGGTTCAACCGGATTATCCCCAAGGTCTGTATTCAGCAGAACACCACACAAGCGAATAATATACGACTTGTGGCCCCGCGCCGCTTCACGCGCCCGAATCATCAGGTTAGACACACCGAAATGAATCAACGTAGGGTCTTGCGCCCGCTCAGCCCACGTACCAGTATGGAACACGCCGGTCTTCGTGCCCGTCATGTCGCGCTCAGAGGCGACAATCTGTGTGGCGCGACCATCGCCCACAACCTGCACATTCCCCTTAAGAGAAATGAACGGGAACGAAACCACGTACACACCCGCCGGGATGCGAACCGTACCACCCCCGGCGGCATAGGCCCTATCCACCGCATCCTGGATAGCCTTAGTGGAGTCCCGCCGCCCCGTAGGGTCTGCACCGAAATCCGGTGAACACACATCATACGTTACGCCGGTCTGCACCGCCCGCGCCGCATCCAGACCCCGGCCCGTAAAACGCCCATCAATCAAGACAGGAACAGTAGTCTTAGCCATGCCTAGGCTCCAATCTTCTCAAACGAAACAGTGCCATCCCCGTTATCGGTGAAACCCACACCACCCGGCGCGGGGCCTGGCAGCGGTGAAGCGCCGGGCGCACCAGACGATATAGACGCAAGCGACATGCCGCCCGTGGTGACAATCGCCCGCTGAGCATCCCTCAGAAAAACCAGGTCATCCAGGGAAACAACCCTACCCCCCACAGGCGGCACATCAGCAACCAGCACAGGCAAATCAAGGCGCAACAGGCCCTCAGAATCATAAACCATCGGAACCAGCGCGTACCGGACAACCCCGCTCACCACACCGGGCAGAACAATATCAGCAAAGACCCCCCGGTTAATCGGGTGACTAGACCCCTCAGCGGACGCGCCCGCCGGGTGGGAGAGAGCCACAACCCGAACCTTACCAGTCAGCTCACCCCAACGAAGAGAAGATTTAACAGTAACAGCCATGAGAACGCCCCCTAAGCATCAGTTGTATACAATTTGTTAGCCGTCCACATGACACTTGGGACGTTCAACTGCCCGCCCTGCGTCACCTCTACCGAACCACCCCACGGGTTTATCAACGATAACGTACCATCATAGAACGATACCCGGGCAACCAACTGTCGAAGGCCCCCCCGGTATAGGTATACGACAGGGAACATTGATTCAGCATACTGAACCGTTCGCAATTCGGGCGGGATGAACGTACCGAGAACACTCCACTCACCGCCGACGTTATAACTGAATGCAGAACGAACATAATTGAACGAGCATTCAGCCTTGAAACCTTCCGGTGTTGGCGTAACGTTAATCCCGTACTGGTTCGGCGACTGAGTCGAAATGTCCCAGCCGCCCATAGACAAGGGTTTTACTGTTTTCGTACCCAACACGTGAGACCACGCAGGGCCACCATTCGCGCCGTTCAAAGAAACACGGTATAGCGCCCGCTCCTTGTTCACATACGCCATAGTGCCAAAAACCTGCTGGTTGGCGGGCGGCAAAGAAACAGCTTCCTGCATGTCAATCATCGGCGCAATACGCTGAGAATAAAACCGTTTCTTAGCCTGTGAGAGAACCTGAGACGGCTCCCTATCCACCTCCACCAGCACCACATGCTTCTTACCGCCCGTATTATCCAGCGCGTTAGTGTACGCACCAACACTAACCGGCGTGGAATCAGCCTTAGCCGGGTCAAACGTCAAAGTCACAATATAAGTAGTCTTCTTAGTCACCGGCGGCAACGAAACCCGAACCGCCCGGTACAGGTGATGATAGAAACCGGCAACAATAGCGTGCGCATACCCAGAACCCGCCGGGGGAGAAACAATACACTGGTCTAACGCATCATCGAACGTAACACGATAATTACCCGTACCCTCATCCAACGTGCCGTTACCAATACCGAGGGTGACGGACGCCCATTCTTCAGCAGTCAGCGGCGCATTCACCTTAGGGAAACTAACCTGTGCCTCATTAGCCATGCTAACAGTCTCCTAAATAGTCGAAATGTGCGAAATATCAGTGAACAACTTGCGCACACGCACATCACGCAAATTATCATCAACAGCGCCCAAAATCAGCGAAACAGAACGATTCTGATATCCGTCCCACTCAACCTTAGCCTGTGTAACGGGGAGCGTAGCACGAACACCCGGCGCGAGAACAGCGGTCACCAAATCCCCTATCTGGAAATCCCGCCCAAACTTAAGCCGCTCAGTCTCACGGAACTCAATCTTAAGCGTTTGCTCAGCTTCACCCTTGGTTAGCTCTTCGTTCGCGGCCTTCTCCAAATCGGCGGCTTCGTCGGTATCGCGCCGGTCTTTAAAGACCTCAACGCGCCTACCCCACTCATTAGCCCGCGTCCGAGATTCAAGAGTACGGTTCGCACCCTCACCTTGACCGCCAACAACAACAGTGGTAGCGGAAGGGGCGCTATGGGTAAGCTCCCAGCCAAGGACTTCGCCGCCCTGTGGGGTGAAAACCACGGACTTAGCGCGAACCGTGGGTTTACGCACCCGAATCACGTACCCCTTTTGTAGGGGTACAGCCTCTAGCACCACCTCCCCGGCGGTAGCCAAGTCCTGACAAACCACCAGCAGGTTCTTCAACCGCGTCTCAACAGAGACTTCTTTACCAACATCCTCATAACGGACGGTGAGGCCGGGTGCCCGCCGGTCTGGGAGCGCGCCCATGCCCGCGTTCATCTCAATTAGAGCGCCAATCACCCGGCCCGCCGAAGCCTTAGCCCGGTAATGCGAAACGTCTTGCTCTTTCTCACTCTTACCGGGATTAGGGTAGGTAACCCGGTCTGCGAGGGTCTGCAAATCACCGACGCCGGTAAGCGCCCACTCAGTGATACCTTTTTTGCTCTTGCGGTGTATTTTCGTGAAATCGCCTGCGAACTCAATCCCCGTATCGCGGCCAACCAGTCCCCACGCCGGGGCTACACGGTCAAAAAACTGTTCCGAAAACGGGTCAAGCGTGCCCGTAAAAGTCGTAGGCGTGTTCAGACGGAAAACCGCCGCGAACTTCGTAAACCGAACCTGCCTAGACAGGTTCTTAGACGGGTCACGCAAAAAAGTAGAAATCACAACGGCCTACCCCTCATAACCACTCAAATACAGCGGCGTGTACGAAAGCTCAATGCGAGAATTAACGGTCATACCCGAACCCGATACACGAATACTTGACTCACCCGGCGGTAACTGAAACATCTCAGACCCCTCACCAAGCCGGGCGTACAAGCTATCATCAGACGGTTGAATAACCCCGCCACGAACATACGACAAACCGTAATTACCCGTGTCAATCGTGAGAGAATCCCCCGGCGCGATACTACCCGCAAAACCAAGCGTGTTGCTATTACTGTCCTGAATTTTCAAATCGGTAACAGGCCCGTGAACAGACCAAACCGGCGAAACCGGGCGGTCTGAATAAACCGTAACGCGCTTACCCGTAGCCACCGCAGACGCATCCAAAATAACCGGAAAAAACTTGTGAGTCTTCACCTGCTCACCGCCCGAAATGAACGGCTTAGAATTGGTCTGAGTTTGCCACACAAAAACCTCAGGATAACCCTGCCAATAAGGCGAAAGCGCCACAAACTTCAAACCAAAAGTATACCAATACTTACGATACGAAGAACCAAAGTTACCCTGCAACCCTTCCTTATAAAGGACGGGGATACGCCTAGAGTCCTTATTCTCAGGTGTAATTTCTAGGACGCACCCGCCCCCGCCGGGGTGAACCATGCGTTGCAACGCGGCCCAATGGTGCATCACTTCATCCTGGTTCGCGCCCTGGATATGCAGAGGGAGGTAAATCTCACGCTCCTTGACACGGGTTCCCTGCAAAACCGCGCCAACCCCGCCGGGGTGCTCAGCAGTCTTATAGTCATACTCAGGAAGACCAAACCCCTCAACACCCTCAAGAAGGGTGTAAGGGGTTTGGCCGTTTGAGAACAGGACTATAGGTTCTTCATCGCCCGCCGGGTCTACCAACCTGACGATAGGTGCCCTGTTAGCCATATGCTAGTGCCTCTTCCTGCCTACGGCGGCGCTCAATCTCACGGGCCACTTCATCAGCAGAATAGCCCTGCACGGTACCAATAGTGATACCACGATTAACGTGCTTGTCCGAGTTTTCCGCGATACGGTACATCTTCTCCCACTGCTTAGACGTAAGAACATAATCCGGGTCTTTACGCTGGTGGTCGATAACCTGCACACCCTTCTTAATAATCCCGCCCTTATCAAACAGGTAGGGGCGCACACGTCCACCATCAGCATACCCGTGCCCATGCCCAATAACACCGAGCATATCCGAGTAACCATAACGGGCCTTCGCGTACCTCATACCAGCAACCAAGTTCGCCAACGGGTCAAGCCGGTTATTCGGCAACGACGGGTCACGGAAAGCCGCGAACGTCGAACCAATAACCTGAACAAGACCCATCGCAAGGTCACCCGTAATAGTGTTAATATCGACGTAGCCAGACTGAGTGACATTCGGGTCGCCGTTCGATTCGGATTGAATCTGAGACAACCAGGCGTTCACGTAAGGCTCTGACGTGGGCAAACCAGCGATACCGAGCGCCTGCACAACGGTATCCCGCCAACGCAAAACGCCGCCGTTAGAATCCGCAACAGGGGCAGCGCTACCACCAGACTCATTCTTACCCTTAAGGGTATCCTTCACCCAATTAGCCGCGCCGTCAATAATCGTGAAAGCCCCGCCACGCATCAACTCACCCGGAAAACCAAGGAACTTACTAGTGATACTGTCAATGACCCCCTTCAACGGCTCAATCACAGTATCAAGAACCCTGCCCGCCGCCGAGCCAACGAACTCTTTACCGGCCTTCCACAGGTCGCCACTGAGAACGGCCCCGCCAACAGCAGAAACCAGCCCGCCATCGGCGTAACCGCCCATACCGCGCGGCAACCGTCCCGTTCGGTTAATATAATCCAACACGCCGGGGTTCTCTTGCTCAAACCTCCGCCGCGAAGACTTCTTCACCACGAACTCATCGGCGTGAACAATACCCGCCGGCTGGTACTTACTACCCGGCCCCGTCCAGCCACCAGTCGCCCAACCTGAAAGGTCAATCGTTGGCAGCTTATCAATGTGGAACTTGTCCGCGAGGTCATTAAAGTGACGAATAAACCCGTCATTCACCACAGTTTGCAGAACAAACTTCACAGGCGCTTTAACAACATCCTGGATAGCTTTCCAGGCGTTTTCAATAGCCTTAACGGCGTTATCGAAAGCCCGCGGTATTTTATTCGTCACCCAATCAGTAAGGGTATCGAATACTGGTTTAATCCACTGTTCCCAGCCGGTTTTAATGACGTTCGAGATAGAATCCCACGCCGGTTTAATCCAATTATCGAAAAGATAACGGAAAAGTTTACCGAGCGTGTCAATCGCCAAGTTAAACGCTGGAAGAATATTACTCTGGAACCAGTTATAAACCGCATCAATCACATTGCGGATTTGCGTCCACACCGGGTTAATGAAATTGTCATAAAGCCACCGGAACGCATCACCAAACACTTTGAGGGCTAAATCCCACGCCGGTTTAATATACGCATTCCACCAATCAATCACAGACTGAATAACCCGCTGAATACTATCCCAAACAGGCTTAATGACATTATCATAAACCCACCGGAACGCGTCGCCGTAAATCCTAAGCGCCGTGTTCCACGCGGGAACCAGAACATTATTCCACCAATCCAACACAGCTTGAATAGCCGATTGAATCCAATTCCAGACGGGCTTAATAACATTCTCATACAGCCAGGTAAACATTTCACCATAGGTTTTCATGGCGAAATTCCACGCCGGAATGAAAGTATTATTCCACCAATCAAGAAGGAACTGAATAGCGCCCTGAATCAAATCCCACGCCGGTTTAACCCAATTCTCATACAACCAAGTGAAGAACTGCCCGAGCAACTGAATATTAGCCTGGAAAGCAGGGATGTAGTAGTTAATGAACCAGTCAATAACACCCTTAATAACATCGACAATCCACTGCCAGACGGGCTTAATAACGCTCTCATAGAGCCAGCCGAACACCGGCGCAAGAACATTCTGAATAGCCCAAACAACCCCATCCCACAGCGTGAGAAGAATTGCCAGAACAACCACAATAGCGGTTTTAATACCAGTCCACACCGGAACAACAATAGTCTCATAGAACCAAGTGAAAACAGCGGCAACAACCTCAATAGCAGCCTTCACAAAAGTGGCGATACCATTAAACACCGGCTGGATAATATTCTCATACAGCCACCGGAAAATCTCACCATAAATACGGAACGCCTCTTGCACACGCGGCACATAAACATTAACAAACCAGTCAACAAACGCGCCAATAAGCTGCATAATGAAATCCCACGCCGGTTTAACGTAGTCATTCCACAAACCCATAAAGAAATTACCGAGAGCCTGCAACCCAGCGATAATAATAGGCATGACATTGTTATTGAACCAATCCACGAAATTACGGATAACGTCCCCAATAAATTTGAAAACATTATCAACCATTTCACGGAACCAGTCAAAGTTCTGGTACGCCAAAATGACCGCGCCGATAATTAAACCGAAAATACCAAGCCAGGCCCATGTAGCGGCCTTAGCGGCAATCTGTGCACGAGTCAAACCAAGAATCGTACCAGTCTGGATACCAGTAATAACCTGCCAGGCCGTAGTAGCAGCCGTACCCAACGCAACCGCCGCGTTATAAACACGAAAAGCCGCCACAGCGATAAGAATACCCTCAGCAAAAGGCATCCAGATATTAGCCTTATCCGCAACAAGACTAACAATCTTACCAATATTCTCCCCCAAATCGTGAAGGAATTGGTTCGTATTATCGTCAGGCTGGATACCCACCAGCCCATCGAAAACATCCTTGATACCCTTACCCACATCCCGCATGATGGGGTAAACATCATCACGAAGAACAGGAAGAATAGAGTCAATAAAATAGGCTTTTATCTTCTCATACAGGTTACGCATGGCGAACGCAAGCTGTTCCATCCAGCCCGCGAAACCATCACTAGTAACCGTACCGTCGAAAGCTTGCCATGCCGCAACGAACGCCTTCACCCCACCAGCCAGGGTGCCAAACGCGGGCAACAACCGGCCCGCAATAAACCCAACAATAGCAGACGCGATAGGCAGAAACGCCTCACCCATCGTCGCAGACAAATCCGCCCACTGAGCTTTAAGAACCTGAGTCTTATGCTGAAAAGTATCCGACTCCCGAGCGAAATTCCCTTGCGCATCCGCGCTCTGTTTGAAAAGAAGCGACTGCGTAATAAGCTGTTTTTGCTGTGTGTCGAAAGCCCCGCCGGTTTTCTGAATACCAAGACGCAAACCCTCTTGAGTCAGCGCCGCGTCGTTCAGGCTAATACCGTAGCGCTCGATAGGGTCCATTTCGCCACGCAACGCCGCCGAAATAGCCTCAATCGCCTCAGCAGTGGTACCCCCATACATTGAAGCGAGGTCTGCACCAAGCTTAATAAGGTCGTTCGTCTTACCGCCAAGCTCAGTCATCGGGGTACCGGCGTTCTTCAGCATCGAACCAAGAACAGACGCGAAACTGTTGTACTCATTCTTAGAGATACCCACCGCGCTAGACGCCGAATCGGCCCACGAATGCATCTGAGCAGCCGAACCCTTAAACACCGCATCCACAGCGCCAACGGACTGTTCCAGGTCGCCCGCTTCCTTCACAAAGTTCTTTGTGAGAGCCGTAACCTGCTGAATACCGGCGTAGGCTAGGGCGGCACCAGCAACAGCCTTGAACGCGCCCGCGAACTTAGACCCCGCTTCATGACCGCCGCGCTCAGCATGAGACGCGGCACCAGAAAACAGGCCCCTGAACGAACCAGAGACCTTAGCCTTCAACCCGCCAAGCGCACCAGCGAACCGGCTAGAAGCCGCCTCACCCTCAGAACCAGCCACAGCAGACGTGCCACGAAACGCGCCGGTAAGAGAACCCTTAATACTGGAACCCGCGCGGGCCGCCCCCGCGGAAACCGTACTAAACGCGCTAGAAAAATTCCCACGGAACGCATCAGCCGCCACAGACCCAACGCCACTAAAAGCGTTACGGGTAGCACCAGCGGCCCGGCCCGCGCCGGTCGCCACCGTGTCATACGCGCCACGGGCCGCCCCCGCGAAACGCGAAAACACGCCGGGCGCGAGACCCGCATCAGACACTATACGCTTCATGGCATTAGACGCCGTATTAGCCGGGGCGAACAGCGCACTATTCGCGGTCTGAGTAGCAGACGCCAAAGCAGACTGCGCAGACTTCAACGCTTCATTATGCGCGAGAATCTGCGAAACCCCGCGCCGGGAAACCTCAGTATACCGAGCACGTGCAGACGTCAAACGGTCCTGCGCCGCCAAAATCTGAGACTCAGACGCGCCGCCGCGCGCCTTCACCTCAGCAAGCCGGGCCTCCGCAATCTCAACCTTACGGGCCGCCGCCTCACGGTCTTTAGCCGCCTTAGCCGTCGCCGCCGCAAGCCGTTTCTCAGACGCCTCAACCTTATCGTGAAGACCTGTAATGTTCTCGCCAGGGCGGGCCGCCGCGAGACCCTGCTTAATGTTCTCGCCGATATTACGGCCCGTCGCCGCCGCGAAACGCTCAGACGCTTTCAGCTCAGCCGCGATTTGCTTAGACAAACCACGCGTCTCAGCGGCAAGCGTGATATACGCGGTAGCTAACTCAACAGAGGCACCCATAGGCCCGCCCTTCTACGGTAATTATCTTGTCAGAACAACAGAGAAATCAACGCCCGCGTAATCACTCAAAAGCGAATCAACAACGCGCGCATCCTCAGGCTTACCCACCCGGTGAGATTCAACAACCTCACGTTCCTCATAAGGCCGCCGTATACGTTTCGGAAAATCAGAGCGCTTAGCACCAGACGCATTACCACGCTGAACATTACCCGTAGCCAACAACTCAATCACAGTAACAATTTCGTCATAACCGGGGATACCCCAAATCCAGTTTTGGGGATTCATCGCCCTCTGCAACGGCCCCCACGCCGGGGCGCACGAAAGAACCGCAATCGCTTCATCCCACGTGCGCCCCCCACCAAGCTCACACCACCTAATCCCAGCGAGTGCAAGCTCAGCGATAACCGCCTCAGTGTAGCGGTCATAAAGCTCAATGGTCGCTATGATTTTGGGAGGGTCGCCACCTGCCCGGCACCCCATGCTTCCATAAACTCGCGCGTCTCTTCACCATCCAAAGCCGCGAACGCCTCAATCTCTTCTTCGGTAACGCCCGCATCACGCAGCCAGTCATACAGCACCTTGAATTTACCTTCATCCAGCGCCATAGCGATTTTCTGGGAAAGGTGCTTAGTAGCAGGGAAAACAAACGACTCTTCATAGATGGGAGTAGTAAACTCAACCATCTCATAACGCTTGACACCCTTACGGGTAAAAGTCTTCTTTTTGGCCTTATCCTTAGCCATAATTTCGGCTCCTATCGTGTATAAACATTCGGCTCATAGGGTGATGTAGCCCACCCCCGGCGAGAGCCGAACCGCGCCGGGGGTAGGAAAACAAAAAAGCGACTAAACGCCCAACGCCTGCTTAGTCTCAGCAAGCTTTTCAGGTAAAACTGTATCCTGATACTCATAAGCGTTGTTATCGCTAGAATCGGGAAGCGCTTCAATAGTCACTTCGTACTGGATAACCGACGAGTGAGCGAACTTCACATCACCAGAAACGGAAATCTGCCCAATCGGAATAACTTCACGAATGAAAGTATTTTCATCCAACATTTCCAGCGTGTACGAAGCACGCGGCGCGGGCTTAGAATTAATCTTCACCGCAACCTTGCCATTATGCTTACCAGCCTCAGGCGGGGTGATAGTAACATTCTCCTCACCCACAATGCTCTTGAGGGTGGTAGCAGAGGCAGCCTCCATGTACGAGAACTTATAGCTCACCGAGAAATCCGAGCGAACAACCTTAACAACCTGACCACCCCATGCCTTAATCTTGTCATCGCTTGCATCGGTAGTACGGGTAACCCCATCCTCACCAATGAAACCCTGCGGAACGAACGCGGCGTTCAGTTTAGTAGTCGCATCAGTAGGAAGCGGCGTACCAATAGGCGCACGAGTAACCCCGCCGGTCGCCTTAAGGGGCTTACCCGTGAGAATCGCGGCAACGCCCGATAATGCATCAGCCATAATTAGGCTCCAATCTATTTAGTGGACGGGCGCAACCACGCCCTAAAGGAAAATTCATAGGCCGGTATGCGCCTATCAGCTTCAGGACTCCACTTAGGGAAATCCTTACCATCCTGGATAACCACAGACGAATCAACGCTCTCCCAGGCGTTCATCAAATCATGCACACGCCCGGCCAATATCTCGCATGTTTCACGTGAAACACCGCGAACATCGAAATGCAGAAACGCATCAAGAAACACGCCCTGGTACAGAACCCGCGAACCAACGTCCTTGATAATCACGCACGGTTCGCGGTAATCGTAAGTATCCGAGTCCGGTTCATCCAGGAAAACCGGCGCATCCAGCCGGGGGGTTAGGTACGCCCGCGCCGTAACCGTAGGGTCTGGAAAAGACATCACGCACCCTTCCTAATATTCTTCAGCAAGGTTTGCCGCTTACGGTTATCACGGGCCGCGTGCCCGGTCGCCATCACAGAGACCGCGCCGCGCGGTTTTTCTAGCACCAAGTCAGTAACCTTATACCCGGCGACGCGCCCGCCCTGGGAGCACGCATCAGCTATACGCTTCGCCCGCTCTTCAAGGTCAGCGCGCACAGCCGGGGATTCGCGCAACTGGCGTAAGGCTTCTTTATTAAACTTAATCTTCATTGTGTGTCCTTAGCCACGGCGAACCTTCAACCGAACCTCAGTGCGAAACGCAGCCCCCGTAAACGCGTTCGTCACACCCCAGCCCACGCCCTCAGGAACGCACTCAACCCCAACACCAAGCCGGGGGTGCGTAATCGTGAACTTATCCTCAGCCGCCACCGCAAACGACGGCGGCAAGAACAGCGTGACGTCAGCCGCCGGGCGCACCGTAATCCCATCCTGCGAGACCTCGCTAGATGGCACATCTAGGATGAAATCGCCAACCGTAACCGGCGCGTCCCACACACGGGCGGGCTTACCGTACCTGTCTACCGCGCCGGTCAAAGCGCGGTGATAGATAACGGTAGGGGCTGGTTGCGCCGCCGCCGAATCAAAAACTACTGACTTCACAGCGGCGCAACCCCCAAACGGTACCTATCTAGCGCGGCCTTCTCACTATCCGACAACGAGAAACCCAAAACATCCCCATTACGAGACAGATAACCGACCGCCTGGGAACCCGCCCGCTGGTAAGCGAGCGGGGCGGCGGGCAACGCGGCGAGACGGGCCTTCACACGGTCAAGAACAAGCGACAGCTCAGGGGCATGTGCGAAACCATGTTTAAACTCCACCGTAACCACGCGGTCACCCGCCGGGGGTGTGTAAGACGGGGAAAACGTAAGCCACCCATCGGCAGAGAAAGACCAATCATAAAGGTCGTTCCCGCCAACAGCCACCCTCTGCACATCCACCAAGTTCAACGTAGGGATGAACAGGCGGCCCGAACCATCATAATCAAACTTGCGAATCTCATTCACAACCGGGGCAACATGCCAACCACAATAATTACGAATCAGTTCGGTAACCGCCGCCTCAGTAGAAGCAACAGCGGGCAAAGGTGGGTAACTCAACGTTTATTCCTCAGACTCAGCACCCTCAACGGACTCACCCGCCGGGGTGGGCGTTTCACGTGAAACACTCTTACGACGCGTTTCACGTGAAACATTCTTTTTCTTCTTAGGGCCGTCCGTTACCGGCTCCACCCCCAAAGCCTCTGCTGTGTCAGGGTGAAGCTGAACCGTATACGACAGGCCGTGATGTTCAACTTCATAATGCTTCACGGTTAGCCCCCAAGAGTAAGCTTCACGAAAGCATCAGGGCGACGAACCGCAAGCGCAAGACGCTCCTCAGCAAGAATAGTGAACTGGTTCTTGGTAAAGTCGTTACCGTCAGCGTTGCTAGTCTCTACACGGATACCGCCCTTACGGTAAACGGTCGCCGCCGCCTTACCGGCACCAATAAGCACAGTACCAGCCGGGATGGCGGTAGTCTGAATAGTAGTCAGACCCCACAGCGGCGGGTCTTGCAGAACCCCACCAACACCGTACTGGCCGGTGAACGGGCCGCCCGCAATATACTGTCCGTTACCGTCCTTCAGCAGACGGAACTTCTCATAATCAGCGGGGTTGATAACGATACCATCCGCGCGAAGACCGGTCTTAGTAAACACCGCGTTCAGCGACTCGTAAACGGCATCCAGGTTACCCGCCGCGTTAGCAGAGGTCTTAACCTGCAGCCCCTCACGGTTCAGAATACCCTTGATATTGGTGCCCGCGCCGTCACCCGAAAGCAGCTGCTGTTCCTCAGCAATCAACAGCTGAAGCAGCAGACGGTTATTAATCTCAGAAACCAAGAAAGCGGCGTCTTCAGCCATCTCCATAGAGAGCTTAATCCAGCCCGCGAGCTTCTTAAGAACCTCAGTCACTTCCTGGTAACCGGGCGGTGTCATGCCGGGCTTGTCGCCGCCCTCAGCAACGGTCTTGAAATCACCATTAGCAGACTTGTCCCAGACCTTTTCAACAAAATACACAATTGCACTAGATGCGATAGTGCCCTCACCCAACCAGCTTGCGATAGTAGGGCGCTGAACGTAGGCGGTAACAATATTACGGTCAATATCCGGGGTGATAAGGTGCCCGGCGGTCTGCTGAAGACCATCCAGCTTAATCACATCACCAGCGGCCTTAGAACCAGTGAACTCAGGAAGGTCAAACGCCGAAACACGGTTACCAGCCTTCAAACGCGAAAGCACACCCGCGCTATTAGCGCCCTTCACAAAATAATCACCAAGCGAACGCGCCGGGGCAGCCTCTTCCTTCACAGCCACCTCACGCGAACCAAGAGACTTCATCAGAGCCTCAGCCTCACTCGCATTATCCAAGCGCTCCTTCAACGAAGCCGCGTCGCTCTTCAGCTGAACAAGCTCAGCGTTCTCTTCCTCAGTCAGAGCCTCACCATTACGCACCTTCTCAATCAGCGCGGCGGACTTGCCCAAAATTTCTTCTCGCTGTTCTTTCAAATTCACGAGATAACCTCCGATACGGATAGTCGAATAGTTGCTAGTTCAACCTCAGCAGCGAGTGCGAGAACACGCGAATTGACAGGCTCAGGTTCCTCTTCCTTGACCGTTTCCGGTTCCTCAGAATTGACCGCCGCCGGTTCCTCTTCACTACCGCTTTCGCTATCTAGAGGCTTCTCATCATCCTCAATATCGTTTGAGGGGCGGGCGCGCCGGGGCGCTTCACCCGCCTTAACGTCCAAAATCTCAGCTTCCTGATTAGCCGCAACCGGAACAACAGAGACTTCAAAAAGCTTAAGTTTCTTCAAATGCCACACGCCGCCACCGTCCGAGCCGGTAGCCTCTTCAGCATCCTCAACAATGTAGGTGATAGACATCTGCTTTACGAGACCACGCTTCAGCATGGCGTAGGCTTGCGCACCAACCTCAGACCCGAGGTCAAGCTGAACACGCACAAAAAGCCCGTTCGCATCCTCACGCGCCTCAAGAGTCCACCCGATACACATGCGCGGGTCATCCAAAACATGGTTCCAATAGCACGGGATGTTCGCGCCATTTTCCCCATACGACTGTAGTGTTTCAGTGAACGCACCGGGCAACACCACATCACGCACTGAGTCAACATTATTAAAAACCGACGCGTAACCAGTGAAAACCCCTGTTTCGCTAGTGGCGCTCACATCCACAACCAGAGATTTATGTTTCACGTGAAACACCACCCTCACTTTCTAACACTTTTTCGCTCAAACCCGCGTACTCTGACGATAAAACAGCCGATTTTGCCGCCAAATCAGGAAAACCAGCCAAATCATCAGCTAACTCACGGGCCAAACGCTCACGCAACCGCTCAGAATCACCCTTAGCCGCGATAACCCGCCGGGCGCGCTCACCATGCGACAAAAGAACCGCCTTAGCCGCCGCCGGCAACCCGCCATCAGATGTTTCACGTGAAACATCGTCCGAAACATCACTACCGCCGTCCGTTTCACGTGAAACACTCTCAGTATCCAGATTCAACGGGGTAACCAGCGCGTCCCCACCCTCAATAGCAGGAAGATTATTCATACGTCGCAACTCATTACGAGTCATATACGGCGCACCAACCGCTGAAGACGCCACCGCCGCCTGTTCCTCAAACGAACCGCGTAGCTTCTCCTCAATATTGAATTCCAGCAGGTGCGCGCCGGGGTCTACACCCACCATCGGCAACAGGAACGTATTCAAACGTTGTTCAATCTGACGAATCAGCGGGCCTAACGTATTCGTGTACAGGCTCTTACTGAACTCTTTCGCGTTAGAGTAGTTCGCATTATCCAGCACACCCACCATAACCGGGTTAACCTGGAACACCTGCGCCACCGTCACCAGCGAGAGCTTCACCGACTCAGCCCACTCAGCACTAGCCGAATTAAACTCAGCCGTCTCAAGACGCATACCCTCCTCAAAAATGGGCGTGCCACCCGTCCGAGAACCCTCACGCGTGAACTCTTCAAACATTTTCAAGAACCTACGGCGGTCTTGATTATCCCACCGGGGCGCATCCACAGGCCGGGTGATATAACCACCCACGCGGCCCGCGCGCCGCCACACCTGAGTACGGTGCTTACGCGCATGATACTGTTCCTCAAGAGTCAAACGCAGAGTCTCAACCGGGGAAGAGTCCTTACCCGGTAGCGGGTTCCAACCCTCAAACGCAAGAACATTCTCAGGCTTGAACTTCACCGCCTTATCCGGCGAATCCGGCGGCGAAACCACATAATGCTTAGGCTCCCAATACGTGCCATAGCTGGTTTTCACCCACGAAGCCGGGAAAGGCTGAATCGCCCAACCAGACGGTGTATCTGTGGACTCATACACAAACCAATAAGCCCTGTTGTGCAGAGCAAGGTTACCCACAAGGTCATAAACCAGCTCATACGTAGTCATATGCGGATTCGGCTGACGCATCATAGACGCAACCAGCGAATCCCTATCACGCACCCGGTCGTTACCATCAGTACGGAACGAATGCAAACCCAAATGAGCAACATTACGCGCCAAAAAATCAACCACAGTGCGCAAATGCGGTTGGGTACGCCACATCTGTTCAACCGTCAGGTTGAGAGGTTCGCTAGACACACCCACGCCGGGGGTTGTAACCACCACCTCACGGCCCATGAACGTAGTCACCGCACGCGACAAACCACCCACAAGGGCGCGCGCAATCACATCACCAGCGCTAGGCATACCTCACCTACTCCCACCAATTTTCATAATCCGCATCCGCATAAACAGACTTCGATTCATCCTCATCAGGAAGCCCCAAAAGACCCCACAACGCAAACGTAGCCGCGCACAACGGCGCAATATCCACAGGCGACTTATCACGGTTCCAGCTCCACACGTCGCCGTAATGCTTTTTAACTGCTTCGTGCAACGGGCGAATAAGCACCGGCTGTTCACGCCACCGAATTTTATGCTGTTCCACCCTTTCAGCGAACTGCACACACGCCGCCGGAAGATTAGACCCCTCACACGGCGTAAAATCCACGCCCTGCCGGGTGAGCGAATCCCGATAACTAGAAATCGGCGAACCCTTACCCTGCAACACAACACCGCGCGGCGTGAAATTCAAACCTGTACGCAAAAACTCAGGAATCCAGTCCATAAACGGGCGCTTTGTAAGCACCTCAACCTGAGGGGTACCGTCAGACGCATAACCCGCCACTGCCACATAACTCATTTTCCCATCAGCAGACGTATCGACACCCACCACAATAGGGCTATCCTGAGCTATCTCACTCGCCGGGGACAAACAAGCCTCAAGGTCTGTAGACTTAAACGGCCCCTCCTTAGCAACAGCCACCCGCTGGCACAACACCTCTGCACGGAACTTATGCTCAGGAACACCGTCTTCGCTGGAATTACCGACCAGCGCGGCGCTTGCCGCTAACTTCTTCTCAGTAGGGCCAAACGGGTAACCAAGCGACGGATTAGCCGCCGCCCAACCATCACGGTCATGAATACTCGCATCCTCAGGGGCCGAATACTCAAACAGGCCAAGCGAAACCTCATGCTCACGCGCCCACTCCGCGGCATCCCCGCCGGAGTCAAGGAAGGCCCGTAGCTCACGGGCCTCAGCACGCGCCTTATCCTGAAGGCTGTTCAAAACAACCGACTTAGCTTCACCAGCGTTAGAAACCGCAATAACCTGAGACGAAAACTTAGCATTCGTCGTATTCGTCAAAGCCATCCACGGCGACCACTCTTGCTGCTGACGAAGCTCATCAAAAAACAAATCCGTCACCGAAAACGAACGCCCACCATCATCAGACGCAGCATCACAGCGATAACGCGCACCATTCACCAGCTCAAGCGACTTAGAACCATTCGTGCCGGTCATCTTAGCTATCTGGTCGCTCGCCGGGGAAGCTTTTAGCGCGTTATGCGCATTCGCCTGTATTTCCTCAGCAGCCGCCAACTTATGCGCCGTACCAAGCACCAACAACGGGTCAACCTCCGGCCCCTGCCACATCAGCATACGCCACAGAAGACGCGTAGACGCAATAAAAGACTTACCATTCTGGCGGGCAACCATCAGAACAACAGTCTCAAACCTCAAAACCGGGTACTCATCCCAGGTGTACGAGCCGGGGGCAAGCTCCAACGAATGGATAAGAAACCACTCCTGCCAGGGGTGCAATTTACGCCCAAGGTCTTCACGCGCCGTCTCAATCGCCTCAAAACCAAGCGACGTTTCCGGAGTAAGCTCACGCAACGGCGGCGTAAAAATACGCGGCACCGTATCCCCAAACAGTTTCCCGTTTTCGTCACGCACCAGCCACACCAGCCTTACGCTCAGCAAGCCGGGCGCGGCGCTCCTTACGCTCACGCATACGCCGCTCAGAATCCGACTCAGCGGGCTGCACCTTCTGCTCAGGAACCCCCTGCCTAGACTCAGGCGTAAGACCCAACTGCTTCATAAGCTGAATAATATGAACGTTCAAGGTATAAGCGGCCTTCACCTGCTCAGGCCGGGTAATACGCCCATCCTCAAAATCCTCTTCCAAGCAATCATACTGGCTTGCCAGGGAAATAAGCATATTCTTCGCGGCAACATCAGCCGGGGTAAGCCACTCAGCCCTTGCGAGCGCTTCACGAACCGCCGTCTCCATATCACCATAAATCAGGTTGCTAGTTTCAGTCATAGTTTCGGCTCCTACACGCGCGCCGGGGCGCGAAAACACGGGTTTTCCGGTTAAGTCGTATCGAACAAAAATACCAATGGCATTAGTACACCTTCGGGGGGAGAGACGGGGTGCGACCCGGGGAAGGCCCTAGTCAGAAACCACCCGTGATTTAACCCCCATACCCCTCTATTCCCCGGAATACCGGGTTAGTACCCTTTGGAAACCAACCCCGGGCGGGCGTCCGAAACCCAACCAAAACACCCCCCGCCGGGGCAAACCAACCATTCGAACACCTGTACTAGAACACCATCATACTAGAACAAAATCGAATACCAATTAAAAATCATACGTATATGTATAGGACTCATCCGGTGCAACCAAGAACCGGGCACTCACCGACCCCATCGGCAAATCACCCTTACCATCCGAACGCTTCAAGTTACACGCCCTATGCGACGGCCTAAAGTTCGACGGGTCCTCAGCCAACTCAGGATGCGTAGACCGGGGATAAGCATGGTCAAGCTCAAACGCTTCCTTATTCACCGCGCCGGTCTTAGGGTCTTTATGAGGAACACGGTAATCAATCGGCTGCCCACACAACCAGCACGGCGCGTTCACCGCCTCGCACTCAGCAAGGAACACCTTACGCAGCTTCATATACCTACGAGTACCATTACCCGGTGAAGCCGGCATAGCGAATGCTCCTTACCATAGATAAGCGAAACGGCGGCCCACCACAGCCGCCGAATCATTTTGACCAAATATCTACACTTCTATAACTAGACCGTAATTACAAAAGGTGATACCAAAAATCTAACACACAAACACTTGAAACCCAAACCCGCCGGGGGTAGTAAACGAAAAGCCCCGGCGCGACAGACAAACACCGGGGCCAATCAACCAACCATCAAGAAAGAAACAGTCAGTAGCAGGAACAACACGTATACCCTAGCACGCACAAGCGGCCCGGCGCAAAAAGCACCAGGCCGCTGTGACGAACACCAAAACCCCAGAGAAATAAGGCTACACTAATAGCGTGCACATACAGTATAGCGGTTAAAAGGGAATGATGCAAACCCGCTAGGGGGTGGGATTCGCTAACTGCGAAACCACCTCAGCCTCATAATCCTCAAGACCCCAAGACATATGACACGCCGGGCACCAAACAGAGAACACAGGCTCATTCACCCCATGAAGACCCCGCTCACCACAACGACTACACGTCAAAGCAGTAGACGTGAACTCCCTCACCGGCGGGTAAAACATGCCGCGAATCTCTTGGTGCAACTCACGCCACATCTCCAAGTCGCGCATCGAATAACTACCAACAGCGAGCATACCCAAACACCGAGACCGGAACCGCGCCGGGTCGCCAATGTTATACCGCGACTTCACATCCACAACATCCAACGACAACGGTGCCCGCGCCTTCTCACCCAAACCACCAGCCGCGCCCGAACTATTTGACGCATCCGAAAGCAAAGAGATAAGAGAAGGATACCGCTCAACCGCATACCGGCCCGAAGGCTGACGCTGATACACGGCGTACTCTTCAAACAACTCAGTAATAACCTGAGCAAACTCCAAAGGAACCTTAGGCGACAACCCAAACACCTACCTAACCCAACAATCAAACAAATACCAGACAAGCGCGCCGGGGAGGAACAAACACGTAAGAATACCCATAGTACCAACCCACACCGCCGCGAATACACCAAGCCACTCAGCACCTGTAACCAACGCAGGAACCCACAAGCAGAACACGCCCACCATCAGAAGAACCGCATTAGACGTAAACAACCAAGCACACGCAAGACCCAAAGCATCCAAAGCCTTAACCAAAATAACCACCCCATAACGCGGCAAACCATACTGGGCATTCACACTACCCGAACGAGTAGACACACCCCGCCGGGCTAGGTCACGCGCCACCAGCCCCAAAGCATCCGTAACGCCCTTACCATCACACGCCGTAAGCGTCCCAGGGTAACGCACCAAACCCGTCACCGGCCGGGGGCGCGTAACGTCGCCCACCTCAAACATGGCAGACCCAAACCCGCGAATCCGAGCACGCACCAGAAAATTAAACAAGTAGACTAGGAACACGTCAGCAAGAACCCTATCAACCGGGCCTGGCGGGATAACCGCCTCCGTCCCACACATAGGCACAGGAACATCAGGAATCTGAATATCCACACCAGAGCGCCGAGCCTCCGAAATCTCACGCCGCGTATCCAACGTAAGATAAGCCACACCCTCAAACAGAGACCACATATCATTTAGATGCACAACCCGCCGGTGCGACTCCGAAAAAACACACCGCTCCATATACGGCATACTCACAGTAAAACCCGTAGACCTATCGGCGCGCTCCTCAACCTCAACACCCACAGGGTTAGACGTAGAACCAAGAGCCACACGCACCGACTCAAACCCGTCAGCACCCGGCCCCGCCGCCACCACAACAGACGTGCCAGGGGCAACATGCTCCTGAAACACTTCCTGCAACACTTAACCAGCGGCACAATATCCTCAGCCTCAGAAGCAAAACTAACCAGCTTACTCATTACCTGTAATCCCCGCTTCCTTCAATAGCGCCACGGTCTTTACGGTCTGCCAGCTTAGCGACATTAGCAGCAAGCACATCCTGCCAAATAGCCGCATCCACCAAGCCCCTACCCTTCTCAGTAACAGCCGCCGCCCGCCGGGGCGCATACTCAGGCGCACCAACAAGAAGAACCTTCGCAAGATACGGGAGCGAACACCACAACCGCTGAAGGTGCCCCGCAAACGTCGCCCGCGCAGACGAAGGCTTAGACACCTTAGGCGCAAGAAACTTCATACACGCCACCTGCGCCGGGCCAAACACCACGCCGGGGCAATACGGAGCCTCCACAGCCCCCAACGCCGTAGCGAGACCAATCTCAGAAACCTTACGCTCATACGACGGGGAAATAGCCTTAACCCCAAGGTCATTCAGAGTCAGCGCCGTAAGATACGCAACATCCCCCAATTCGGCTTGCCGCGCCGGGTAATTCGGAGACCCCTTAGCGTCCCGAACCTCCTTAGCAAGCACCCCATACAACTCACCCATCTCAGAGAGAAGAGCGGGCACCTGGTAACGCAGAGACCGCGCCGGGGGTAACGCCGTCTCCAAAACCCGAAACTGATAATGCAAAAGGTCAAGATGCACATCAGACGTGCGCACCCGAACCAGAGGAAGAACTTTCTCAGCAGCCATTCGTAGGCCCCAATCTAATAGTTGGTTTTCAGAACATTCACCGGGCGGGAACCCGATAAACCAAGAATACCATATTTCGGCACTTGAACGCTGAGTAACGAATCTGTTTGTGACTAAGCTCATGGTAGAGAATCGGTAACTTTGCGTCGCTTAAACAGGGTGCAACGCAACCGGCGGGGTTTTAAAGAAGGCCGATTTAGGTAGAAATGCTGGTGCAAACAGCGTAACCCCGCCGGGTTAGAGGCCCGCGCTAAGTGCAATAACTGCAACTTGCTGGTGGGTTGGAATTGGATAGGTCAAAAATCGGGAATTTCTAGAAAAAACTATAAAACTATAAAAACGCGAAATTAGGCTGTTTTAGGGTGTGACTAGTATTTTTGCACTAAGTGCAGAAAACGATTAGAGAGGATTAGGATGCATCTGCGAACAAACGTAGAGATTAGGATGCAGTAAACGCAATGAGCATCAAACGACAAGATTAATCTTGCAGTTTAGTGCGTTTTGGCGTTTTGCACCCTAAGTTCTCGCACTTAATGCAGAATGCATCCTAATCCTCTCTAATCGTTTTCTGCACTTAGTGCAAAAATACTAGTCACACCCTAAAACAGCCTAATTCACGAAAATAAAAGTTTGAAACTCTTTAAATCGACAAAAACTCCATAACTAAAAAAATCGCCAGAGTATATAACTTATTAACTTAATAAATAAGAGAACGCGCCCACGCGCGCGGCTATGAAATTTTTAATTGGGTAGTTAATAACTATATAACTTAATAAATAGAAGAACGCGCGCACGCGATACACCATGAGTTATAGTGTTGTCAAGGGTTTTCGTGAAAAACTTTGGGTGCGCCCTACCCCCGGCTGGAATCAGTGCGAAAGCGTGAAGGCGTTTCTGAGCGGATATGAGCTATGGGGTGGGTGATTATGCCCGACGGGTGTTGAAAACCCGTCAGAGCCGCCGCTAGGGCCTATACGCGGTACACTGAGGGGCATGAGAGAAGCAGAGCTAGAGAAATACTTTTTGAACGCGTGCCGCCGTGAAGGGTGGAAGGCCGTCAAATTCCTACCGTCAGAACGCGGGGTGCCAGATAGGTTAGTGCTCACCCCCGCCGGGGGCATGTTCCTAGTGGAGCTGAAAACCGAGACCGGGCGGCTGTCGAAAGCGCAAGAACTGTGGCACGCACGCGCCCACCGGCTGGGAACTCAGGTGCACGTGGCGAAAGGCCGCGCCGGGGTGGATGCATGGATAGCCGAAACCCGTATAAGGGTAGCCGCCTTAGAACTGCTGTAGAACAGCCGTAGAACGCCTGCTGAGGGGTTTTTATGGTGGGCTGGGTATAACCGCCCGCCGGTGCTGGGAAAATCGCTTAGCGGGCGTTTTAGCGTTTGTGACTGAGAACACGCGGAACGGATTTGTTTCAAGGCTTCAAAATGTGTATAGTTGAATTATCGACGCAGAGAGCGGCGAAACCCACAAACAAAGGAATAGAGAAATGGCTACAGAACACCAGTTCACCTACTGGCACAAAGGCCGCGGCCTGTACGAGCTAGACCAGGAAAGCGTAGAGAACGCCCCTAAAGAGTTTGAAGACCTGTACCTACCTCGCGTTATTATCGCGGGGCACCAAATAAAATTTGGCGGTGAAGTCTACGGATACATCAGTAACCAAAAACCTAAGTACAGGTACCGGGGCAGCGAGAAATTCACTAAGCCAAAAGTGCACACGGTTTTCACCGTAGCTGCCCAATAACCCCTAGAACGACACACCCCGGCGCGATGTGAACCGCGCCGGGGCAACCAAAGAAAGGAACACCATCATGAAAAGCCTCTACCACTTTGAAAAACTATTCAACGCCGGGGTAACCCACGAAGAAGCACCTGACGTTCTCTCTGACTACATGGAACGCGGCGCGAAAGTCGCTATCGACTGGAAGCAAGAAGGAAACGAATATCAGGCGCGCCTCATGGTAAGCACCCTGGAAGACGAATGGGAGCTTGACACGCTAGGGTTCGTATTCGGCAACGAAGACCTGGACGATTTGACGGGCTTCACCGACGGCAAGGGCGGCGACCGTGCAGACGAATCCGAACCATACACCCGGTGCGAAGACGAACTGCTAGACCGATTCGGTTTGCTACGCGGCGACCTGGCAGAAATCACCCACTCATGGGGCGACTAGGTAACCGGAATAGCCGCAAGAAAGGAACGCCAATCATGAAAAACGCCCACTACTTTGAACAGAAATTCAACGAAGGTGTAGAACACGAAGAAGCCGTTGGGGTGCTTCGGGACTACCTAGACTATGGCGCGAAAGCCGCTCTACGCTGGACGAAAGAATATAGCATCTACCTTGTAACGCTCCAAGTCAGCGCCTTAAAAGATGTAAACGAAATGCGCGATTTGAGCAACGTTTTCGGGAACGAAGAACTGGAAGATTCAAACGCCTTTATCGACGAAATCGGCGTGAACGATGTGGCGTTCTCCGAGAACCTAGAAACCTTCATCAGTTGCGAAAATGAGCTGTTAGGCACTTTTGGTCTAGACCGTGATGACGTTGAAAAAATCGTGCACAACTGGGAGCTGAACGCGAATGGTTAATGTCTACCAAACACGGGAAGCGGCGATTTACGGCGGCATTATTGACCTGCTAGAAACCCGATTCGCAAATGCCGTAACCGGCTTCGATGTGGAAGCAATAGCCCGGCGGGTGCTCAGGAAAGAACACGGGGGTTACGTAATCGACGAAACCAGATTCTGGGATGTAGCCGCAGCGAACGCAATAGTAAGCCTGCCACACCTGAGCTAACAGCCCATTGAGATTCAACCCTTCAAAGTTTAACACTTTGAAGGGTTGGGAACTATACGAAAGGGGCGAACCGTGCCAAAACAATACCTTGACCTACGAGCCGCCGAAGAATACTTAGGCATCGCAAAATACACAGGCCGCCAAATCGAACGACGCCACCCACTCCCAAAACCCGCAATCTACGCGGGAACAACCCCATGCTGGACGCGCGAACAAATCGACAACTGGTATGCAACCCGGCCAACCCACGGCGGAGACCGCCGTTCACGAAAATTCAAAAAAACCCGAAAGAAAACCAATGACTAAACCCAAACTCCACAACTACCAGCAAGACGCCATGAAATTCCTACGCGCCGCCCCCGGCGGGCGCGGCCTCTTCCTAGACATGGGGTTAGGCAAAACTGCCATCACCTTATCTGCCCTAACCCCCGAACACCTACCAGCGCTGGTAATCGCCCCTAAGCGTGTGGCGCTCAACGTTTGGGTATCGGAAGCCGCGAAATGGCGACCCGATTTGAAAGTTGTACAATGCACAGGCTCACCCAGTACACGAATCGACGGGCTGGAAACCCTAGACGGCGATATATACGTAATCAGCCGCGATACGCAGTCAGACGCAGAGCCTTACGCTAAAGAGGGCCGGTTCAACACCCTAATCCTAGACGAGCTCAGCGGGTACAAGTCCAAGACCTCCAAGCGGTGGGAAAGCGCCAACCGGATACGCCGCCACGTTCAACACTGTTGGGGGCTAACGGGAACACCGACCCCCAACAGCCTTTTAGACTTGTGGGCACAAGTCGCCCTGTTGGACGGCGGGCGGGCGCTAGGGCGGTCATTGGCCGGGTTCCGCGAACGCTGGTTTGAGCCAGAATCGCTAGGCTGGAAAGGGCACGTCACCAAATGGCGGGCGCTACCCGGCGCGGACGTGAGGGTCTATGACTTGATTAGCGATTTTTGCCTATCCATGAAAACTGACGGGAAAATAGACTTACCACCCGTCATAGATAACGAAGTAAAAGTAAAACTGCCACCGAACGCCCGGCGCGCATACCAGCAAATGCGGAAAGATTTAGTGGTTGAACTAGCACAAGGGCAAGTGCATTCTGCCTCTACGGCGGCGGTCATGACAAACAAGCTCTCCCAAATTAGCGCGGGCTTCATCTATCCTGACGTGGATGATTACCTTAGCGGCGTGGAACTAACGAAGCTGCATAACGAAAAGGCTAAGGCCGTGCTAGAAATTTTTGAGGGTACAGGTTCCCCGCTATTGGTTTTTTACCGTTTCAAGGCAGAGCTGGAAGAGATATTAGCGACGCTACCCGCCGGGGTGTTGCACACCTCAGACGAAAAAGGCGTTTTCGACGCCTGGAACCGGGGCGAAATCCCCGTATTGGCGGCTCACCCCGCGTCTATTGGTCATGGTCTGAACCTGCAACACGGCGGGCACACTATCGTTTGGACTACCCTACCTTGGAGCACCGAGGAATGGGAACAGGCCAACAAGCGCCTATCCAGGCAGGGGCAAAAACACCCCGTCACGATTCACCGCGTCATGGCCGAAAACACGATAGACCATATAATAGAATCCCGTCTGAGGAACAAAGAGACCGCTCAAGACGCGCTCATGAATTACCTGCAAGACTTTTAGAAAGGCGAAACAATTGGACGTAACACCAACCACAGAATTTGACTTTGCGACCGCGCCGCTGCGTAACTCTATACATTGGGAACAGCGCAAAATAACCTGGAACGACTTTGCAGAGTACGCGATTAAACCAGCCCGTAAAAAAGAGGCCGGGAACTATATTTTTGGTGAGCTGGAAGGCGATAGGCGTAACAAAGGTAGTATAGTCTCACGATGCGTTCTCACGCTGGATGTGGACTACCCGGATAAGGGCTTTGTTAGCCGTATAGAGAACGTTTTTGACGGCGCGGCGTACATCCTGCACAGCACTTACAGCAGTACACCCGAAAACCCCCGGTACCGACTAATCATGCCTCTGTCTGAGAAGGTAGGGCCGTCGAAATACGTTGAGCTGTGCCGTGGGGTTATGGCCCTGTTAGGTAGCGCTTGTTTCGACCCAACGACTGCACAGGCAGAGCGTTACATGTTCCTGCCAGCAACGTCAGACCCTAAGCATTATGCGTGTCTAATTCGTAAGGGTACGGCGCTAGACATTGACAACGCCCTACTGCAAGCGCCCGCCGGTGCAACCCCTCCGGGCGAGAGCGCGGTTAGGCGCAAAGACCCCAAAACGCTTAAAGGCGTTGCAGGGTTGTTCTGCCAGGCGTACCAGGACTGGGCAGAACTCATTAGTGTGTACGAGTTGCCTTATGAACAGGTATCCGCTAACCGCTTCCACCTTAACGGTGCGAAGTCGGAGGCCGGTATGGCCCCTATCGCAGAAAACCCCGGATTCGTGTACTCCTATCACGCTGGTGACCCCGCCGGGGGTAGGGCCATGAACGCCTTTGACCTTGTACGGGTGCACAAGTTTGGGCACCTGGATGCGGGCAAAGCCAACACCCCTGTGAATCGTTTGCCCTCCACGCAGGCCATGAACGACCTGGCTGGGAAAGACCCCCGCGTAAAAGCCCTACAGGCTAAAGAGATTCTGGAAAACTTTTCGGACGAAATCGAAGACACCGGTAACACCACCGCATGGGTGGACAAGCTCACACGCACCAAGGCGGGCTTGGTTGAGGGCACCATCCAGAACCTAGACCTTATTACCGCCAACGACCCTATCTTTAAAGGCATCGTTCTCAATGTTCGCGGCATGACTATGGAGCTTACGCCCGGTAGCTACCCGTGGCGTGATGTACACGATAACGACGGTCAATTAGATGATTACGACTTTTCGTCAATCCTTCTTCACCTGGAACGCACCTACCGCTTGCGCATCACCGAGAACCACCTTAGGCACGTGCTGAGGGATTTGGTGCAGGAACGTAAACACGATTACGTTTTGGAGTATTTGGAGGGCCTAACGTGGGATGGGGTGCCGCGCGTAGAATACGCACTTCCGGGCGTGGAAGACTCCGAACACACCCGGCTGGTAGCCCGTAAGGTTCTCGTCGCCGCCGTCGCACGCACCTTTGAGCCGGGCATCAAGTGGGATAACATGCTCATGATTTATGGGCCTGAGGGCATCGGCAAGTCATGGTGGATAGAGAAAATGTCTCGCGGCTGGTACAACAGCTTGGATGAAATCGGGAATAAGGACACGCTCATGAAAATGGGCAAATCCTGGATAGTCACAGCAGATGAAGGGCACTCGCTACGGGCGGCTGATTTTAATAAGTTGAAAGAGTTTTTGACACAGCGCAAAGATGAATACCGGGCGCCTTTCGCGGCGACTGTCTCTAGCTACCCGCGCCGGTCTGTTATTTGGGGAACGACGAATGACCCGGCTTTTCTCCGTAGGCAGGATGGTAACCGACGTTTCCTTATTGTGCACGCTAAAAACAGGGTGGATTTTGGGGCCCTCACGGACGAATATATTAGTCAGGTGTGGGCTGAGGCTGTGCACCTTTGGCGCGCCGGGGAAAAGCTGCATTTCACAGCTGAGGAAACTGAGCTTTTGAACGTGGCCCGTGCCCCGTATGTGCAGGAAGACCCCTTGACGGGGCTTATCACGAAATATGCGGATGCATTGGTGCCCGCCGGGTGGGATGATATGGAGCTTGAAGAGCGGCTTGAGTGGCGCGCGAACAGCGCGGGCGGTTTCGCCCCGGCGGGCACGGAAACCGTGAACTCACTGAGCGCGCTGCAGGTCTGGTGTGAGGTTATGGGCCGCCGTATCGGTGACCATTCGGCCCGTGACATGGCGGATATTCAGCGGGTTCTTAGGACTCTGCCAGGGTGGGTTATGCACCCGGTGCCGCGTGAGACCGCCGCCTACGGAAGGCAGCAGGTCTTTATTCGCGTTGTCGAATCAGACCTCATATAACGTGAGGCGAAACACACCCATACGGTTTTGCACGCCCGGCTGGTATGAGTTACAGTAGAACTATCAACGATTCAAGTTGTAGATGTTTGAAAATCGTATAGCGAAGCAGAAAAACAGTTAAAAAGCTAATCGAAAACAGCACAGAAAGCAGGTAAAACCATGCGTATTACCATCGAACTACAAACCACCGACGGGCTAGTAAGCCCCTTTGAAAACAACCTTTTAGCGCACATCGTAAGCCAGTTGCGCACCGAGGAAGCACCTACCCCCGCGCCGGTAGCAGAACCTGAAACCAAAGAAGCACCTAAGCGCAAGCGCCCAGCACGCGCTAAGAAAGAAGAGCCGAAACATGAAGAATCGACTACACCGCCTAGCGCACCGTCTGACGGTGAAGGTGCTAGTGTGGCTGTTGAAAAACCCGCCGCTAAGCGAACCACCACTGCCAAAAAGCCCGCTATCGAAGCCGCTAACAAAACCGTGGATGCGACCGAACAGCCGGTAACCCCCGCCAAAGCAGACGCCGAAAAACTCGCACAGGCGACCGCCCTAGCATCCGAAATGATGCAGACCGGCAACGTCGCAAAACTGAAAAAACTGCTGGTTGAGGTTAGCGCTAATCGCGTTAGCAAGATGAACGGCGAACAGGTGAACAAGTTCCTGGAACTCGCAAACGCAGAAAACGGGGGCTAAGAACATGCCTAGCAAGCACGCGGTACTAGGGCCTTCCAGCGCGGCGCGGTGGTTAACGTGCACCGCATCCGTTGAAATGGCTCAGAAAGCCCCGCCACCCAAAGAATCCGACTTTGCCCGTGAAGGTACCATAGCCCACAGCTTAGCAGATGTGGAAGCCCGACGGGAATTTAAACTACCTGGCCACGAAACCTACGAGGCAGACCTTGAAAAAGTCTATGGTGAATTGTTGGAGCATTTGGGCGGCGACCTTGAAGCAGCAGAGCGCGAATATGATGCTATGCATGATTATGTGGCGTGGTACCTTGACGTTCTCGCAGAGGCCAAAGGCGACACCGGCGCGCTACTGCTGGAACAGCGACTAGCCACAGGGATTAAAGGTTGTTGGGGTACAAGCGACGCGGTAATCATCCGGGGTGACACTATTCACGTAATAGACCTGAAGTATGGCCGTGGCGTGGAGGTTAGCCCCGTCGAAAACCCACAATTCATGCTCTACGCATTAGGGGCGCTGCGAGCATACCGTGACATGCTGGAAGAGACCCGGCGGGTAAAAATGACCGTGTTCCAGCCACGCATCAACAACATCGACACGTGGGAAATCACGGTAAAAGACCTGGAAGCGTGGCGCGATAAGGTTGCCCACCCCGCGGCACGAAAAGCTCTCACCGGCGAAAACACCGAATTTGCACCGAGCGAGAGCGCGTGCAAGTTTTGCCCCGCCGCCGGTATCTGCAAGCCCCGCGCAGAATCCATAACCGCCGTAGCCTTCGACGCAGACCCGAACATTATTTCTCTGGAAGACCGCGCCGGATACCTGGCACGTCTGGGAGAAATCAAATCATGGGTTAAACACATGGAGGAAACCTCCCTAGAACTCGCCTACGAGCGGGGCGAAACAATCCCCGGCTGGAAGGTTGTGCGCTCTAGTTCCCGCCGGGTGATAGCAGACGTGGACGCGGCGTCCGAGCGTCTACAGGCCGCCGGGTATGACGAATCTCAATTCATCACCCGTAAGATGGCCGGGGTAACCGACCTGGATAGGCTGGTAGGAAAGAATACCCTGCCAGAGGTGCTAGGCGACGCGCTACAGCTCACCGAGGGCCGCCCGTCACTAGTGCCTGAATCCGACCGGCGCAAAGCAATCAGCAAGAAACAGGAAGTAGAAGAGCTATTCACTGATGAAACGTGATGTGACAATTGATTTTGACGCCCTGGCACGCTGGAAGGCGGTGCACGGAATCACATCAAATGAAAAAATGTGCTCCAGCGCGGGGCTTCAACCAGACGCGCTAGACCGAATACGTCAAGGTGGGCGACTCCTAGCTGAAACCGTAGATGCGTTCTACTCCTACTACGGCATCAGGTTCGCACCAGATGATGAACTGAGCATCTACCAGTACGTGTAAAACTGCACGTCAAAACCAACGAATAACTAGTTAAAACGATAGGAAGTAAATAAAATGGCAACCGCAAATACCCGTATCACCACCGGCGAGGTACGCCTCTCATTCGCACACCTGTTCGAGCCTTACGCTAACCCCGGCTCAGCAGACGAACCGAAATACAGCGTAACCCTTGTCATCCCGAAATCGGACACCGAGACCGTGGGACAGATTCGCAAGGCGCAACAGGCCGCCCTTGAGAAGGGCAAAGATTCTAAGTTTGGCGGGAAAATCCCAAAAAACTGGAATGATACTCTGCGTGACGGTGACGAATCAGACCGGCCCGAATATGAAGGGTGCTGGTACATCTCAACACGCGCCGGGGCTAATTACCCACCTATGGTGGTAGACCGCGCACGCAACGAGATTATCGACCCGCGCGAAATCTACAGTGGTGTGTACGCACGCGCCGCTATCGACGCATTCGCGTACAACACTAGCGGCAACCGGGGCGTGAGCTTCCAAATTGTCGCCGTGCAGAAAACAAAGGACGGAGAACCGTTCGCGGGCGGCGCTCCGGTCAGGGCAGATGATTTGTTTGACGATTTGGGGGATACTGAAGAAGAGCTGATTTAGTACCCCTCTTACGCCCGCCGCGTGCGTTATCGTGGTAGGTTCCCATAGTATAGAACCGTGTTTGTGTGGTTGAAGCCCCGGCGTGTGGAAAGCGCCGGGGCTTCTTGCGTGTTACATTTCACAATAAAAATCGTGTTTTTGAGTTGATTCAAGAATTTAAAGTGCGTATACTTGAATTATCGGGGCGGGGAAGAAAGCCCCGGGAACGAAACACCAAAGAGAAAGGGAGTAGCTAAAATGGCTACCTACACCAACCGCAACGAAGCAATCAACCGCGAAATCATCGCCGCAATCGAAGCCGGGGATGCAAGCGCCGAAAACTACAACATCGACGCCATCGCAGACGCCGTACTGGGAGACTACGAAGACGGGTTTAGCGTCAAGGTAGACGAAACCGAGTTTTGGAACATCGTAGCCGAAAACGAAATCTAAACCAGAAAGGACAACAACGGGCCGGGGCTACCAACCCCGGCCCACAGCAACATGCAAAACCTAGACATCGACATAGAAACCTACTGCGAATTAGACTTGCAGAAAGTAGGCGTCTACGCCTACACGGAGCACCCTAGTTTCCGTATTCTCATGGCCGCCTACTCCGTTAACGATTCACCCGTTCACATCACAACCGACCCTGAGGAAATTAAACGAATCCCCGGCCTGTGGGATGATGCAGTAACGAAGACCGCCCACAATGCGAACTTTGAGCGCATCTGCTTCTCACGCCTAGCCGGGCTACCCACCGGGCAATACCTAACCCCTGAACACTGGCAGGATACACAGGCCATCGCCGCTAATTGGGGATGGCCCCAAAAGCTGGAACGCCTGGCACCCGCGCTAGGGGTAGAGCATAAGGACAGCGCGGGAACACGTCTCATTAACCTCTTCTCCAAACCCAACCTGCGAACCGGGTTGCGCACCCGGCCCGAGGACAAGCCCGAGGACTGGGAGCTATTCAAAACATACTGTATTCAGGATGTGGTAGTGCTAGGACAGGTTCGCCGTGAACTAATAAAACGCCACGGCGGTTTTGCGGTAGGCGAGTTTAAAATCTGGTGTGCCGACGCGCGAATAAACGACCGTGGCATAAAAACCGATTTGGCTTTAGCCGCCGCCGCGTCCGAAGCCAACGGCGACGTGAAAGCAGGTGCCCTAGCCGAAATTGGGCGAATCACCGGCGCGGCAAACCCCAACTCACGCAACCAGCTCCTAGCCTGGCTGAACCAACAACCCCACCCGGCACTAGAAGACCTGGAAGACATTCGCGCCGAAACCGTCCGAGACCTCCTAAAAATAGTCGACCTACCGGCGGCCGCGCGCCGGGTGCTAGAACTGAGGCAAGACACATCACTAACCACCGCGTCCAAATACGACGCGGCCCTACGCCGCTGTAGTGAAGACGGGCGTTTACGCGGCTCCTTCCGCTATTTCGGTGCGCACACGGGCCGTTGGAGCGGTCAAGGCGTACAACTCCAAAACCTGGCGCGTGATTCGGCGAAAACCGACACCGAGGCGGTAGAACTCGCAACACGTACCGTAATCGGCGAAACTGTTACGGCGCGAGACCTCAAAAAACTAGTGCGCTCCATGTTCGTAGGTCCATTCACGGTATGCGACTATAGCGCGATTGAGGCCCGCGTTTTAGCGTGGCTGGCAGGTGAACAGTGGGTGCTAGACGCTTTCCGCGCCGGGCGCGATATTTACATAGAGACGGCGGCCCGTATGTTCGGTGTGGACTATGAGGCCGCCCGCGCCCTACGCCAAAAAGGGAAAGTCGCCGTACTCGCGTTGGGGTACGGCGGCGGTCTAGTGTCAATGAGGGCTATGGGTGCAGACGGCACAGATGAAGAGGTAAAGAATCACATCCAGCAGTGGCGGGCCGCGAACCCGCGTATCGTGCAGTTTTGGAAGCGTTTAGACGCGGCGTTTCGCGCCGGGGGCGGCCCCGTGGGCGACCATATACGGGTGCGCCGTGACGATAGCGACCAAATGCAAATACAGCTACCGAGCGGGCGGGCCGTCTGCTACCGCTCACCACGCATCATTCGTGCAGAGAAATTCGGTGAAATGCGAGACGTAATTTCGTTCCTGGATTCGTCTGCACGAACACCGACGCGGGTACAGACCTACGGCGGGCGACTCACCGAGAATGTGACACAGGCCGTCGCCCGCGATTTGCTCGCATGGGCGCTTGTCGAAATGGACGCTATGGGCGTGCCATCGGTAGCACACGTTCATGATGAAATTCTGGTTGACGGCGGCGACGTGGACACAGTAGCCGCTATCATGGGTGAAGATGAAATCTTTAGGCCCGAATGGGCCAAAGGGTTGCCCCTCTCTGCTGAGGGGTACCAATGTACGAGGTATAGGAAAGGATAGTATCTAATGGAAACTATTGGCGAGCCGTTACCCGGCGGGGTAATCCAGGCGCTAGTTCTGCTGGATGAAAAAGGCAAAGCCTATGGCGATTCGTGGCGAAAGCGCGGCGAGATGTTTAGCATTCTGCCGAATATCGCCCGCAAGGTAGACCGGATAGGTGTGCCCGGCGCGGGGGATACGTTGCAGGACACAATCGTAGACCTGCTGAATTATTGTCTGCTTTACGCTTGCTGGCTAAGCGGTGATGAAGACGCTAAGGGCACCGACCAAATGGCGGTGGGTATCTGGAAAGACTCACCCGCTGAGATGGAGAAGGCCCGCGCAACCGGCTTGGATATGTCACCCGCCGGGGTGGACGGATACGTTACTGAGTGTTTTGAGAATATCCTTGACTATTATCAGTTCAACACGGTTGAAGAACGTCTTGCGAAAATCCGTCATATCGCGGCGATTCTTATGCATGACCCACGGATTTAGGGTATAATACTCTTGCCTTTGTTTTGTGGTTGGGCGGCCCCGGTTGTAGCGACCGGGGCCGTTTCTTTTAGCTTATGTGGCAGTGTGCCGTAGTTCACAATAAAAATCTTGTTTTTGAGTTGCTTCAAGAATCTAAAGTGCGTATACTTGAATTATCGGGGCAAGGAAGAAAGCCCCGGGAACGAAACCACAAGAGAAAGGTAGCGCAATGGCTATCATCGAAATAACCTACAGCCAAAACCGCCACGGCTACTACGAACTGACAAACACCAACCTGCCAGACGTGCTAGACCTGAACATGCCAAAACACCTAGTAGCCGGAAACACTTACCTGCTAGAAAACCACCTGCTGAACGCGGTCATGCGAACCCCCGGATGGAAATGCCGAAGCATCAGCGCCGGGCGCGGCCTACGCTCACAAACCATCGTAACCGTAGAATCCGACGGCCACGAACCAAACGATTACGAAGACCCATACAACGACATCAGCGAATACGACGTGCACGGGTGGTAGACATGTACACAAAATTTCAAATCCTCACCATCACCCTAGCACTATTCCTCACCGTCTGCTGCGCAATTGCCGCTATCGTAACCGGCGTAGGATTCAACGGAGCGACTATAGGCTTAGCCGCCTGTAGCGGGTACGCCGCTTACCAAATCACACGGAAAGGGTAAAACCTTGCCGGGGGTTAGCTACCGCGATTTGCGCGGTGACTGGGTACAGGAACTCATCGACAAGGGCCTGGTAGACCCGCTACCAAACCGCATAAGCATCTACCAGGTTCTCGTCACCGGCGGGTACGGCCCATACACCGGCGAATGGGTACGCAAATACCCACCCGAAAAACTAGTAAAACTAATCACAGAAAACCTTGAAATTTAAAACCATTTCAACCCACGAGAGATAACACGATGCGAGTCTATATACGCACCAGCAACCAAAACACAAACGGGATAATATTCCACAACGGACAAACATGGGAACAAGAACATACCCACTGCCAAGGATTCACCTACAAACCCGCAAAAAGGCCTACGCGCCGGTACGAATTTAAACCACCCATGCAGAGGGTTATAGCCTACAGACGCCACACCGAGCGAGCTCTAGCAGTCTTAGTGCTGGTGGAAGACACACTAACCGAGTACCTGCTAAGCGGGGGCAGTAGCAATGAAAACCTAGAAACCATCACCTGGATTCGTGAAGACACCTGTACCACCGTAGAGATACTAGACCTGTACGGTTTAAGCGCGGTAACCTGGACGGTAGAAGAAGCCCTAGACGAAGTCAAATATCGAATCTACCGATACTTGAGCCTATCGGGTGAACCCGAAACCGCGAAATCCTCATAACTGGAATCGAAGTATCCCGAAAGCGTCGCATCAGACATCATAAACCTCACCCGCCGTCAAATCGACGGTAAGACACCTCAGCAAATCCAGGAACAGCTATCTAAGCTCTGGTACAAGAAATAAGAAAGGTGCACGAACAATGATTATCCTGGCAATCGTCATTATCGCCGCCATCGCATCGGTCATCATGATAAGGCAACAGAAAAAAGGCCTGTACAACACGCCCCTGCAACGCCACGCACACAATATGATGGTGAACCAGCTCATGCAGATGTACACCAAGAAGCAGCTAGCCGAACAGCTCGCAATCATGCACGCGAAACAAGCTAAAAAGAACGAAGCCAACGAACAGAAAGAGAAACCTATCGAACAGTAAACCCACAAAAATAAACGCCCCGGCGTGCTAAGGGTAGATAGCACGCCGGGGCGTTTATTATCAGTAGCGCTCGCTACAGCTGGCTAGGGGAACCCGGCTCAACATCAGAGGCCGGGGCGGCGGGGGTGGGGTTAGTGGGGGTGACATTATAGAACGCCACACCGAAAGTCACCACCTGCAACAGGATACCCGAAACAATCTGCCACAGCTCCGTAGACATGAAACCGAGAGCGATAAGCAGGTTACCCACCAGCGGGATGATAGCGTAGGCGAACTTACGCACAGCCGCCCACTGTTCACTAGAAAGACTCTTCATAAATCAAACTCCTTAGTTGAAGAACCCGGTGCCCCACGTGGTGCCCGGGTTGTTGTCATCAGGCCCAACCGCGATAAACCGGCGCGCACCCGAATAGCTGGTGTAGGTAAGCCACACATACCCGTTCTCAGCAGTATAGCCATCATAAATGAACTGCTGCCCCGGTTCGTAAGTACCCTGCGCCGGGCTGTTCGGGTCAGTATCGTTCGACACCTCTAGGGTACGGTTTGCGGTGAACACGCCCCGCTTAGCAACCCACCCGCCGCTACGGTTCTGGTTCTGAACCTGAGCGCGAGACAGGGGCGCTACACCCGAATCACGCGGCGCACGGTAAATCGTGATAGGCGGCCAACCAGCCAACGCACAATACGAATCGTGCGACTGAATAGAGATACCATTATTCCCATAGTTGCAGTGAATAATGTTATCAGCGTCATCGCGGAAAATACCGGTGTGCCCGTTCGCACCCCATGAAGCGCCGCGCGCACCCCAAATGAACACGTCACCCCGCCGGGTAGCATAATTCCCGTTCGCGTCAGGTGCTACCTGAGTCCACCCGTACCGCTCAAGGTCGTTGAACAGCGATTCGGTAGAACCGATGGCGGTACCGCGCGGGAAGAATCCGCCCTGAATCAGAGCATAATACACAGCTGAGGAACAGTCATATGAGTTAGGCCCCCAACGCTGTTCCATTGAGTATGTTACCCGCCCGGCGCGTGCTTCCATCCACGCTATCGCGTTATCTATTCGGGACAATTTATCTCCTTACTAATTTTTTCGCTGTTGGACTTGGAATCCCACAGCATTTCACGAATATACCCCTGCAAATCGGAGGGCATATCCGGCGGCGGCGGCGGCGCACCCATATCAATATGAGCGTTAAGGCGCGTGATATGCGCCGCCGCCAACGACACAGCGAGGCGCGAACGGTCTTGCATAAGATAAGACCGTTCGCGCGCGTCGCGTAAATCTTTCTCCATAGACACTAGCGACTCTTGTTGCAAGTTCAGCCGTTCGTTGAGAAGGTGAATAAGCTCTCTGTTCGTTTCGTGCTTATGGCTATCGCGGTCTTTCAACCACCCCGCGATACTAGGTATGACCGCGCCGGTCAAAACCCCAAGAAACCCCCACAACTCAGGTGGGAAACTGGAAAAAATCACCCCATTATCTTTCTACCTAAGCTGAGTGAAAAATACCTGTTACATTGTGAAGAACCCTACAATATTAAGGATATACCTTCCAGGCGTTCGTATGCCGTCAGTTACAAACTGGCGCCCGTTAGCCACAACCCATATACCGCTCCCGCCGGGGGTGGACGTTTGGGCTTCCACGAGTGAAATAGATTTTGGGCCATTCGCAGGAATCTCAAACATAGCGCCTGAAACAACTTTACCCTCCGGTACTGTGAAATCCAGGTGCACAACACCAAGCCCGGTGTTCGGGTCGAAAGTCATAAAATGCCGCGCCGCCGCGTTAGCCCCGCCCCCATGGACTATGGCACCGCTAGAGCGTTTCCAATCAAGAAGGTAGGTACGTGTAGGTTCTTTCGCCTCCGTACCGCCCCCGGCGGGTAGCGTAACTGTACCCCCGTCATGCGAGAGGGAGAGCCGGTTACCTGCTAGCGAGAGCGTCTGAGGTACGCCAACACCTGCAGGACCGGCTGGACCGGC